ATGATAGTATGAGTCAATGTAAAGACTATATCAAAAAATATGAAGATGTCACTGGCTTTACATTTTATGGTTCTACACTTCATGCATACACGTATCTAAATGAAAGATATGGTAATGACTATGATATAGAAAAAATACGTATTGCTAATATAGATATAGAAGTTGGTTCAGAAGATGGCTTTCCAGAGCCAGAGCAAGCTAATCAACCTATCACTGCTATCACTATCAAGATGAAAAATAAATTGTATGTCATGGGTATAAACAATTATCAAAACGATAGAGATGATGTATATTATATAAATTGTAAATCTGAACATAATCTAGTAGATGTTTTTCTCAAGACATGGAAGAAACTTGATCCAGATATTATTACTGGTTGGAATATTCGTTTCTTTGATATACCTTATCTTGTAAATAGAATTACAAAAATATTTGGTGAATATAAAGCAGAGCAACTATCACCTTGGGGTTTCATACGAGAAAGAAAAATTCAACAGTTGCAGAGAACTTTACAATCTTATGAATTATATGGTGTAGCACAGTTAGATTACATTGAACTCTATAAGAAGTTTACATACTCAGCCCAAGAAAGTTATCGATTAGATCATATCGCAAGCGTAGAAGTTGGTGAAAAGAAATTAGATTATTCTGAATTTGCTAATCTACACCAATTATACAAATTAGATTATCAAAAGTTTATTGACTATAATATACGTGATGTTGAACTTGTCGAAAGAATAGAAGATAAGATGAAACTGATTGAGATGGCTATGGCACTTGCTTATGATGCGAAAGTTAATTATGAAGATGTGTACACTCAAGTTCGCATGTGGGATGTTCTTATACATAATTATCTTCTTGATAAGAAAATGGTTATACCTCAGAAGAAAGTAAAAAGAAAAAGCGAAGCATATGAGGGTGCTTATGTAAAAGATCCTCAAGTCGGTTTACATAAGTGGGTTATGTCTTTTGATTTGAACTCATTGTATCCTCATTTGATTATGCAGTATAATATATCACCAGATACTTTAATCGATGGTTCTATCAGAGATATATCTATTGAAGATGTTGTCGATAAAAATGTAACTACACCAAAAGATAAAGTTCTTGCCGCGAATGGCCAGTATTTCAGAAAAGATAAGAAAGGCTTTCTTACTGAAATGATGCAATCGATGTATGAAGATAGAGTTATCTATAAAAAGAAAATGATACAGGCTCAGAAAGATTTACAAAAGACAAAATCAAAAGAGTTAGAAAAAGATATATCAAAGTATTCTAATATGCAATTGGCAAAGAAAGTCCAGTTAAACTCTGCCTATGGTGCATTAGGTAATCAATACTTTAGATTCTATGACATAAGACAAGCGTTAGCTATAACTAAGTCTGGCCAACTCTCTATTAAGTGGATAGAAGCACGTATCAACGAATATTTAAACAAACTACTAAACACAGATAATGAAGATTATGTGATTGCATCTGATACAGATTCATTATACATTACATTTGAGAAAATGATAGATAAATTTAAACCTAATAATCCAATAGAGTTTTTAGATAAAGTTGCCCAAACTAAGATAGAACCATTCATTGATAAAAGTTATCAAGAACTTGCAGATATAATGAATGCATATGATCAAAAGATGTTCATGAAAAGAGAAGCTATCGCTGACAAAGCTATATGGACAGCCAAGAAAAGATATATGCTCAATGTATACGATAATGAAGGTGTGAGATATACAGAGCCTAAACTCAAGATGATGGGCATAGAGGCTATTAAATCAAGTACCCCACAAGCATGTAGAGATAGTATTAAAAAAGCTATCAACTTAATTATGTCAGAAGATGAAAAAACAGTTCAAGATTACATTGCAAGTTTTAAGAAAGAGTTTTCTAATTTACCTTTCGAAGAAGTTGCTTTTCCTAGAAGTGTTTCAGAGTTGAATAAATACGATAGTGGTGAGAGAGATAAACTTGAACTTGTAAAATCTACACCAATACATGTTCGAGGTGCATTAGTTTTTAATCATTTAGTAAGACAGCATAAACTAGAAAAGAAATACCAAACAATCAAAGATGGCGAAAAGATAAAATTTTGCTATATGAAAGAACCAAATGTAATGAAACAAAATGTATTGTCTATTATTAATGTATTACCTAAAGAGTTTAGTATTGATAATTTTATAGATTATGAGATGCAATTTAACAAATCGTTTCTTGAACCATTACAATTAATATTAGAAAAGATTGGCTGGACATCAGAGAAACGTGCAACACTGGAGGACTTTTTTTCATGAGTAATGTAGATTTTGATTTTGGCTTTACAGCCGTTACAGAAGAAGAATTAGACGTAGTAATAGAAGCAAAAGAAACAGCAGTAATGAAGACGGCTGGACTTGACAAAACGCAAGAAAAATGCGATACTCTATATAACATGATTAAGCCATTGTTGAATAATCTGGCTAAAAACCCAGAGAAAGATTACATACATTGGCCTGGTAAACTAAGAAGTAAAAAGATTGAAGAATTTTCTGATAAACTAGATGAGGTATATAATAGATGAATAGTTTTTTAAGTAATGTAATAAAGGGTATCGACAACACTAACATATTAGCTGATGGTGGTAACTCTTCTGAATTTACTGGTACGATAGATACCGGTTCTTATATTATGAATGCAGTACTTAGTGGTAGTTTATATGGTGGTGTTCCTAATAATAAAATCACAGCATTTGCAGGGGAATCAGCAACTGGGAAAACCTTCTTTGTTCTAGGTGTTATTAAACAATTTTTAGAAGATAATAAAACTGGTGGTGTTATTTACTTTGATACAGAGGCCGCAGTAACAAAAGATATGATGGCATCAAGAGGTATAGATGTTTCACGGGTGTCTATTGCAGAACCAGAATCAATCGAGGACTTTCGTACAAGTGCAGTAAAGATGTTGACAAACTATATGGAACATAAAGATGCACCACCTATGATGATGGTTCTTGACTCACTTGGCCAATTATCATCAGCAAAAGAATTAGAAGATGTCGAGTCTGGTAAGCCAGCAAGAGATATGACAAAAGCACAATTACTACGTGGTACATTTAGAGTGCTATCACTCAAGCTTGCAAAAGCAAAAGTGCCTCTTCTTGTTACCAATCATGTATACGATGTTGTAGGTTCATATATACCTATGAAAGAAATGTCAGGTGGAGCTGGACTTAAATACGCTTCATCATCTATCGCCATGCTTTCTAAAAAGAAAGATAAAGATGGTACAGATGTAATTGGTAATATTATTAAAGTGCAAATGGCTAAATCTAGATTTACTCAAGAGAATAAGAAAGTTGAAGTAAAACTATCATATTCGACTGGCCTAGATAGATACTACGGACTATTAGATTTAGCTGAAAAGTATGATATCATCAAGAAAGTTTCTACACGTTATGAACTTCCTGATGGAACCAAAGTTTTTGGTAAAAATATTAATCAAGATCCTGAGAAATATTTTACTGAAGAAATGATGATAAAATTAGAAGAAGTAGCAAAGAAGGAGTTTTTGTATGGTGAATCTACCGATGAACTTTCAGTTGACGAGGGGACAGAAAACAGCCTACATTGATGCAGATACTAATAAAGTATATTGGCAACATTGGTGTATGTGGGAAGACGATGTAGTTAATCTAGAATATCCTACTCGTTGTGGGTGTGGTGATTTAATTGATGAAGAAGATGTTGAAATAATAAGGAAGATGCATAATGACTAAAGATACTGATAGATTAATTTTTCTAATGGAAGAAATAAGTATTTTAGAGAAGAAACTTCAACCTCATGACACTGGACATATACACACTGCGATTAGTGTATTGAAAGATAGAGTTCAAGAAGTTAAAAAACAAATTGATGGGAGTAAATAATGGCTAGAAAAGCAAGAGGGTTTTCAGTAGCAATTCATGAACCTACTAAAGTGAAAACATCTATAGGTAATGGCATGTTATCACTAGCTAAAATGAACAAACATAAAAGAAGAGGGTTCAAAAAGTATAGAGGCCAAGGCAAAAAAAGATGAGGCATATAGATGATGATATTGGAAACTTACAATTTCACACCATAAGAAAACACAAAAATATGTTTCATAAAGATCAAGATTGTGTAGTTCTTACCGATGACGAGTATGATGGTGTAATTATTCAATATGATGTAGTTCAAGCTTATGAAGAAAAAAATGAAGCTGGCGACAACATAGGTAAATTTAGTTTTAATTTTATTATATGTGAAAATTCTGATAACTTAGACTTGACAACAAATGCTTTTAAGAATAGACTAGGCGATATACTACAACATTTAATTAAGGATCATTTAGAACGTGCAGAATAGAATAGAACTAGTAATACTTAAACATCTTATGAATGAAGAAGATTATGCAAGACGTACTTTGCCTTATTTGAAATCAGAATATTTTACTGAAACAACTGAAAAATTTATATATCAAGAGATTGATAAATATCTTTCACAATATAATGCTCTACCTACTAAAGAGGCATTAATAATTGAACTAGATAATAATTCATCAGTAAATGATGAAAGTTTTAGTAAATGTTCTGGTGTAATATCAGAACTAAATCCTGATCCTGACACAGACAAAGAATGGCTAATAGAAAAAACTGAGAAGTTTTGTCAGGAAAAGGCAATCTATAATGCAATTATGGAATCAATATCAATTATCGATGGTAAAGATAAACAAGACAAAGGAACTATACCAGAACTTCTCTCTGATGCTTTGTCTGTTTCTTTTGATCCTTCTATTGGGCACGACTTTATTGATGATAGTGATAGTCGTTGGGACTTTTATCACCGTATTGAAGAACGTATTCCTTTTGATCTGGAATATCTTAACAAAATTACCAAAGGTGGTATACCTAAAAAGTCTCTCAATATTATACTTGCTGGTACGGGCGTTGGGAAATCGTTAGCAATGTGCCATATGGCTTCAGCTAATTTGCTTGATGGTAAAAATGTTTTGTATATCACAATGGAAATGGCTGAAGAAAAAATTGCTGAGAGAATAGATGCAAATCTTTTAAATGTGTCTTTAGAAGAATTAGTGAATTTACCAAAAGGCATATATGATAAGAAAATTGATAGAGTAAAGGGTAAAACGAGTGGTAAATTAATTATAAAAGAATATCCTACGGCATCTGCACATGTAGGCCATTTTCGACATTTGTTAAATGAATTGAGATTGAAAAGACAATTTATACCTGATATAATTTATGTTGACTATTTAAACATTTGTATGTCGCATAGAATAAAAACTGGTTCAAATGTAAATTCATATACACTTATTAAGTCTATAGCAGAAGAACTTAGAGGATTAGCAGTAGAAAAGAATGTGCCAATTATGTCTGCAACACAAACGACAAGAAGTGGTTATACCAATTCAGATGTAGGTTTAGAAGATACTTCGGAATCTTTTGGATTACCTGCAACTGCCGATTTTATGTTTGCTCTCATTTCTACCGAAGAACTTGAAGATTTAAATCAAGTTATGGTTAAACAACTTAAAAATAGATATAATGATCCAACCCTATATAAAAGATTTGTCATTGGTGTTGATAGGGCCAAAATGAGACTCTACGATGTAGAACAATCTGCACAAGATGGTGTTCTTGATGGGCCAGTA